AATTGCTGTGTGTAATAAGAAAGCATAAGACATACGCTCTTCTAACTTAGCTATGCTTCTTTCTACTACTTGTAAATCATATTGTTTTTGAGCTTGTAATACAGTAACATCTTCAGCACTACCAGTAATAATGTCACCATTTCTAGTAAGTGATAAATCTCTTTTCTTTGTTACAGCATTAGGTCTGACCATAAATACAATTTTAGAAGAAGCCGCCGCACTTTCAACAAGTGCTTGAGACAATCCTTCTAATGATTTTAAATCTCCCAAAAATTCTTCTACATATCCTCTGCCATAATCTTCAGAATCAACTCTAACCATTCTTAGAGCTTGATAAGGAAGTAACTCTTTAGTGAAATTTCCTATTGATTCAGGAATTTTAATTCCATTTACTTCTTGACAAATATAATATTTATCATTTTCTAATTTATAAAGGTGTGTGTATAATTCTATATCTTCATCTTTTTTATAGTCTGCATCAACTATAATTTTACCTCTTGTAACTTCATCTAAACTTAATGGACTTACAACTTCTTTAATAACAATTTCTAATATATTTCCTGAAGCATCTCTATTACATACATATTGAGTAATAGGAAATACTCTCATTGTTCCATCTTTAGGAAGATAAGTTAAAACATTTCCTGCTACAATTAGATGTTTAAGAGCTTCAAATACGCTCACTCTTAAAGCTAACTGTTCAATCTTTTTAGATACTTCTCTTTCAATACTAGCTAATGATTTTTCTATTTCAGTTTTTAATTCTTTTTGTTGATTTAATTCCTCTTTTGTTTTTCCGCTAACTGATAGTCTAAAAAAAGGGGAATTAGGTGGGAGCAATAAAAGAAGTAATTTTGAGGCTAAGTTATTTACGCCTCTAGCTCCTACTGATTGAAAGGGATTGTATAATTTACTGGAATTTGAAAAACCTTCAGGTGTGACTAAAGAAGAGATAGTTAATTCGCTACATTCTTGTGCTCTATCTACAAATTTTTCTCTGTTTTCTTTTAATTTTAAATATCGTTCTTTTGCTGTAGGATTAACCTGCATTATCGTATCGTTGCTCTTTTTAGTTGCCATTTATATCCTTAGTTATTATCCTGAAACATTTGCACCTGAATCTGATGACGTAGTATTCAGTGCTAATCCAGTAGTCAGAGCTGTTTTGCCGCTTTTTATAACTCTTTTCTTTTTCTTCTTCATATCTTTATCGGCAGTTACTAACTCAATAGGTCTTTCCACTGCTTCTACTGCTTGAGAAACCACTGGTGCGGCTACTCTTTGAATAGGTGCAGAAGGGGCTTTTGGTGCTGATAGGCACATATTATTTTTCTGTCCTCTCTTTTAACGTGTTAATAAATCTTACCACATCTCTTTGACCTGCTTTAAAATAAACTGTCTTCATATCATCTTTTACTTCAGGTGATTTTTCAGGGTACAGTTCATTCAAAAGTTTAATCAAGTCATCAACTTTTTGTGGTAAAACTAAATCTTTATCCATATATTATTCTTCTAAAATGGGCACTTTAGTCCCACAAGCTCCCCGTTATAGTTCCTTTGTTATATTCTGTTGCTCTATTTTCAAAGAAGTTAGCGTGTTCAACACCATTCAATACCCAATCTAACCACCCTAAAGGATTATGTTTAACTCCATAATTAGGCTTTAATGATAACTGAAGCAACCTTCTATCAGCTATATATCTGATATATTCTTTAACTTCTTCTGCTTTTAATCCTCTAATGCCACCCATTTCAAAAGCCAAATCAATGAATTTATCCTCTAGCTCTACCATGTCTCTAGCTGTTTGATAGATACTCTTCTTAAATTTTTCTGTCCAAATCTTAGGGTTTTCTTTCACCAATGTTTTAAATAATTTAATCATACTTTCAACATGATGAGTCTCGTCTCTAATAGACCATGTTACTATCTGACACATACCTTTCATTCTACCATATCTTTGAAAATTTAATAACATGACAAAGGAAGCGAATAATTGTAAGCCTTCTCCAAAAGCGGAGAAACAAGCTATGTCTCTAGCCAGTCCTTCTAGTCCTTTACCTTTATCTAAAAATAAATATTTATGTTTATCCGCCATTTCTTTATATTCTTGAAAGGCTTGATAATTTGTAAGCTCAGGCGTTCCAATAGTATCATTTAATAATGAATAAGCATGAGCATGAATAGCCTCATTAGAGGCAATAGTTGTTAGCATCATTCTTATTTCAGGTGCTTTAAATTTAGGAAGGTAGGTATCTACATACGCTTTAGCGACATCTACATCACCTTGAGTAAAGAATTTTAATATTTGATTAATTAAGTTCTTTTCTTCAGGAGTTAATTTTTCATTCCAGTCTCTAATATCTTCATGCAACGGTACTTCACTAGGAAGCCAGTGCATTTTTTGTTGTGTATCGTATGCTTCAAAAGCCCATTCATAATCAAATGGCTTATAATAAACTCTTTCTTTAAATAAACTCATCTTAAAAATAACTCAATCCCTTCTATTACAATTAATATTCCCAATTCAATCACTAGAATGGTGTGATAAATAGTCCATAAAACTGTTTGTTTTTCTATTTTCTTTATTACGCTTCGCATGATAAACACTCCGCTTCAGGAATAATAGTACGTTCTATCTTTTGAGATACTAACTCCGCTCTTTTTATTGCTTCAGACCTACAATAATAAAGAGTTTTTAATTTACGTTTCCAAGCTAACATGTGTATATCATGTAACTCTTTTATATCTACATCAGCAGGAACAAAAACATTTACGCTTTGTCCTTGACATATATACTTCTGCCTGTCTGCGGCATGTTCTATTATCCACTGTTGATTTATTTCAATAGCAGTTTTAAAAATATCTTTCTCATACTCAGACAATTCTTTTAAATGTAAGACTGAACCTCTATTAGCTATAATAGATGTCCAAATTTTATCCGTATTAATACCCTTCTTTTCTAAAAGTTTTTCTAAATATTTATTCTTAACTAA